ATGCGGTTTGACGCGCGCACGGCAAAGCAACTTTTGCCCGGTGCACATTTAACTATCGACGGTTGTCCCGGGCTACGGCTTGAGGCAACGGCGTCGCGTCGTAGCTGGATTTACCGGTACAAATCGCCCGTCGACGGGCGCATGCGACAAATCAAAATCGGCGAATGGCCAGCGCTGTCAATCGCAGCTGCGGCCGTTGAATGGGAGCGCTTGAGGGACCAGCGCAACGCAGGCAACGACCCCGCACTGTCTAAGCGACAAGCACTCAGCTCTGTCGCCGTAATGGTACAGCAAGGGGATTCGCCGACAGTGGGTGAAGTGTGTGCGGCGTACCTGAAAGGGCACGTGGAGCACAATCGGAAATCGAAGGGGGCCGCCGAAGTTGCCCGGATGTTCCGAACCATGATCGGAGATCTCGCGGAGACGCCTGCCGTCGAGCTGACGCGCGAGCGTGCCTTTACCAAGATCGATTCATTTCGCCACATCCCCGTGCAGGCATCGAAGCTCCGGCTTGAGTTGGGCGCTGCGTGGGACTATGCGCTCGACGCCGGCAAATTGCCTGAGTCCTCGCCGAACTGGTGGCGCCAGGTCATGCGCGGTCGTCTGCGCAGCAACGGGAAGCGCATTCAGGGGCAGCCGACCGGAACCGTGAAGCGGTTTCTGAGCGATGTTGAGGCGGGCGCGGTGATTAACTGGTTGCCAAACTTCAGTCGCAACGTCGAGGACGCACTGACGCTGTATCTTTGGACGGCAACTCGTGGCGCTGAGATTGGCGGGATGGAAGGGCGGGAGATTGTGGAAGAGCCGGACGGACTTTGGTGGACGATACCGAAGGTCAAGACGAAAAACGCCCGCCACGAGAATGCGACCGACTTGCGGGTGCCACTAATTGGTCGCGCAGAAGCAATCGTCCGTCGTCGACTTGAGCGTTACGGAACAGGTTGGCTGTTTCCGGCAGAGCGTGGCGGCCCGATGCAGCAGAAAGTTTTCGGGCAAGCGGTTCATTTTCATATGCCCTACAGCGAAACGCGGCCGGAGCAGGTGCGGCCGCGCCTTGCGGTCACCCATTGGGCACCTCACGATCTCCGGCGAACGGCACGGACCATGCTGGCTGCGCTCGGGTGTCCGTACGAGATCGGGGAGGCAATCATCGGGCATATGCTGCCGGGTGTCGGCGGTGTCTACAATCGTCACGACTATGACGCCGAGCGCCGGCAGTGGTTGTCGAAATTGGACGTGAAGCTCGAGGCGGTTAGTCAGGCGCATGTGCGATAGCCTTCTTGCGGCCCGTCCCACAATTTGGCGGGGGCAGAAACTCTGACGGTGTCCGGGCCTCCGCCCATGCTTCAATTTCTCGCGTAAGCCATCCGACACGGCGACCTGACAGCGCGCGTGGCTTCGGAAACTCTTCTTGCCGGACGAGTTTGTGAATGACCGCCGGCGACAGGGAGATTGCAGCGGAGACCGATTCGATATCGAGGTAGATCGGTTTCATTGCAACGGTCATGCGGATGCTCCTTGATTGTTCGTTGCTTCATCGGCCGTGCCAGGCAGTGCGCGAGCGAGTTGCATCAAGCCGGTTTCCAGCGTGATGCCGGCGGTCGCCGCCCAGGTGCGCGCATCCTGCGCCGCCTTGTGGCGGGCGAACGAGCCGATCTCGTCGGCCATCAGGTCCAGCAGCTCGACGTCGGCCGCATGCGAGATCTCGGTGATCAATGCGCGGATCTCGATGCGAAGGGCGTCGAGTCGCGCGAGCCTGCCTTGGCGGGTATCCGCCAAGGCTTCGTTCGTCTGGATAGGTTTGCGCCGCGCGAGCGGCGCTTCGTCCTTCTGGATCGCTTTTGCGGGCGTCAGCCCGCCGTTGTCCGACTGCATTGAAGTGCCGTTGACGCTCGCCAGCGCGATAGCCGGGCGCTTCTTCGCGTGTTCCCGCTTTCGCGGCAGCGGACGTGGGGTAGAAGGGGCCGCGCGCGGGGTCATTGAGCGCTCCTCGTGCGCGAATGCCGTGCGCGTTCGGCCTCGATCGGGAACGGCCATGCGGACTCGGGTGGCAGCGGCGTGCGTTCTGCCGCCTTGTCGTCGCCGATTTCGCGACCGTTGTTCCGGTGGCTCATGTCATCTGTCCAGTCCGGATCGCGCATCGCCAGCAGCTGGTCGCGCCACTTTTGCCAGACGCGATACTCTTTCGAGTCCCGATACTCACTTTCGAATAGACGGCTGATTGCGGCGGTCGCAGTTCCGATTGCTTGCCCGCGCGTTGGCAGTGCATGCGAGAGCGTTTCGATTGACGGCAGGCTCGAGTAGCAACCCGTGCCCGCGCGCACGGTGATGCTGAAGATCCACTTTCCCGCTTTCGGTTGGGCAAGGCGAATTTCGGCGACGGGCTGTCCGCCTCGCTTAAGGGCGGGGGCATTGATCGACTCGCAGTCAGGGAACACACCGTGTTCATTCGGTGTGTCTAACGGATACGTGCGCGGCCCGGTCGGCTTCGCGTCGAGCAGGTCGGTAAGCGGCATCAGTGCCGTGTGAACGGCGTCGATCGTCGCGGGTGCCAGCTTGCCGAAACCATTGTCGTGCAGCACCGCCTGCAGGGCCTGCAAAAGTTGCTTTGCGCACGGCTCGCTGATCTTGGAGGACGCGGTCGGGAGCGGGGACGCTTTCGATGGCGCCTGTGCCTCGACGGGGGCGTCCGCGTCCGTCGACGGCGCGGGTGCTGCGTCGAGGTGCTTTTTAGTCACGCGGGCCTTGCCAGATGCAGCGGCCTTCGCCGCGCCTTTCTGCAGCCGATCGAGTGCCTTGTCTGCCCCGTGTTCGCGGATCTGCTCAATCGCGAGCGTGCCGGCGACTGCGCCGTCGCGAACCATCTGATGCAGTTCGACCGGTGCGCGTTCGAGTAGACCGACGTCGCGAATCGTTTGGTCAGTGACGTTCAGGCGTTCGCAGATCGCTGCGAGAGTCATGCCGTGAATGTCGCGCAGCTCGGCAACGGCTGCGGCCAGCTCAAGTGGCGATGACCGCTTGCTGTCGTTGCTGAGATAGCCATCGATCACCATTTCGGCGCGGTTGACGGTATCGGCGGCACGGACGACGACTGGAATCTTGCCCAGGTTCTTTCCGGTTTTGATGACGTGTCCGGCCGCGAGATAGCGGTGTTGTCCCTTGTAGACGTAGAGAAGATCCTTGCCGTCGACCTTCCGGGCGTAGCAATGGAGCGGGGAACCCTTGTCGTATCCGTTCGCTCGCATCAGCGCAGCAAGATGTGCCACCCATTCGGTGTCGACCGGACGGATGTTGTCCGCCGGGTCATAGTGAAGTTGCTCGTAGGGGACCATCCACAGGTCCGCCGACGTTGCGCCCGCAGCGGCCGCTGCGGCCTTCGTGTTGCCGGTGGGGATCGGCGCGGTCAGGTCGAGCTGTTGTGTGCGGTCGTCCATCATGCGGTCCTCCGGCGTTGAACGAGCAGTTCGAGGCGAGCGACTTCGAGGTCGATGCTCTGGCGGAACAGGCGCAGATAGCGCAATGCCTGCGCGGCGGAATCCTGGAGCGAGTCGGCCGTGACCTCGAGCGGGTACAGGTGCGGGAACGAGACGGCGACGTGGCTCCCTTGGTTGCGTGTGACGATCGGGTGGAACGCGGGCCGCGTGTGCATCGAGCCGGCGGCGACGGCCGCGGACGCTGCACGTCGGGGCTTGAACGTGTCGTCAGCGTCACTGGAGTACGTGCCGTCCGCTTGCTTGCACGGAATCGGAAGCGGCGGGGCGGCATCGGAACCGGGCAGCCAGTAGACGAAGCGCAGATCATGAGGACGAGGCTGGCGACGAAGCAGTCCTCCGCGCGCGAGCTTGTCGATGTGCTGCGCTGCGACGCTCGCCATGTCAGGGAAGTGAACCTTGCATACCTCCTCGGAAGTCATCGCACGGGTCAGGTGGCGGAACACGTCGAGGATACGAATAGTGAGGTCTGCGCGCTGGTGGACCGTCATGTCCACGAACGGACTGAATGTCTGTGCGCCGTGTGCCGGTGTAGGCGTCATGCGGCCTCCCGGATCGTGAATGCGCGTGGCTTACGCGGCTTCTTGCCCTTGGCGATCGCGTCGGATGCCGCGATACCTGCAGCGCGTTTCGTGCCGCGCAGACGCTTGATGGCGTTGGCGCAGTCGCCTTCGTCCGGGACCGAGATCTGCTTGCCAGCGATCTCAGTGCCGTCGAGGATCAAATACTCCGTATGTACGCTGTCGGCCAAGGGGCGGCGACCGACGACGTACTTGCCGACGAGAATCGGCGTTGTCGGGCGCTTTGCGTTGCGGTCGTAGCGAGCAACAGAGCGCAGCTGGAGGGTGTCGCGACGCTCGACGTCGACGAGGGGAAGGGTGCGGGCTTTGATTCGCGGCATGGTGGTCTCCATGACGCCGGGAGCGCATGCCCCGGCAGGGTCGGGGCGGATTAGACGGCGACGTGGTAGGCGTTCGGCGGACCGGCGACGGGATCGTCCTGGAACACGTTCACGGCGACGAATAAGAGGGCGGCGACGATCGTCCAGCGGAAGATCGGTGACTTTTCAAAGTTGCTTTGGCGGGCTGGTTCGGACGGCGTGACGCGGGGCGTTTGTACGTCGCGGAGCCAGTCGTGGCGAGCTTCCGCGTGCTGATCAGTAGTTTTCATGGTGGATCTCCGGGTTTGCGCGACATTGCGCTATCCGGAGATTAGTCTTTAATGGCTTGTATGGTCAAGCCTAATATGACTTATTTTGATCGAGTATTAGGTGGGGTGACGTGTCCAGATCGTCTTATTTGTCTTGGGCCCGGGTGTGAGTCCGATCGCGTCGCATAACGGCGACGCCGGCCAGCAGTTGGCCGACAACGGAAAGCGCAACGTCCATCCACGGCACTACGTTGATGTACGTTGCCGCAAGAATCGCGGCCGAGATGAGTGGGATGATTTGTGTGAACCCGGCCTGATTGCCTCGGCGACGACGACGGGTGCGCTCGTCGATTCGGTCATGGATGCGGGTCAGGCCGGACTGGATCGCCGGGGCGAACTCCGGTTCAATCCCTGCGGCTGACAAAGTGATGTCGCCGTTCTCAGACATGAGCACGGCGGCGTATGCGATAACAGGGGAACTCCGCGAGGATAGTTCGCCCAGTAGGGCATTTCGAGCGACGGCCTCCCGATCGCGGCGGGGTTCTGGAGGCGTGTTTGACGGCGACTGAAACTTGAGTGCACGAAAGGCGGACAGGTTAGCGATGCCCGCGCTTTCCCTCGGTGGCGTGATTTTGGTCTTCATTGATGCTCAACGTTTTGTCTGATAATGGTCGTTGAGCTGCTCGTCGAACCGATGTGGTTTGTGCCTTCGACGCCGGCATCGTTTCCGAAATATTCACTGTCTCCTTGCCCCCCATGCGGGCCGCGCCGCTCGTACTCAGGACGAATTCAATGTACGACTCGATCTTTTTCCGGTCTTCATTGGACAGTTGCGCGATGGCCGTTGCGTCGTACTGAAGTCCATCCCCGCTCGGTGATTCGTCAGAAATCAAGCTGACGAGAGACACGCCGAGTGCGTCAGCGACAGCCTCAACGTGGCCGAGTTGCGGATCGGCTTCATTGTTCCTCATGCGCCCAACCGTTCGCTGCGCCAGTCCTGCGCGCGCAGCGAGTCTCCCCTGCGTGTTGAGCGTCGGGTGCGCGTCCATCAGTTGCTTCAGCTTGAGCGCGAGGATTTCGCGGGCGGGTGTCTTGTTCATACGTTAATGTTGCCAAATATGGCTAGACATTCGTTACTTTTCCCGGGCTGTCGGCTGATTGAAAAATAGCCAAATAAGACTTAAAATCAATCCTGCACCTAATTGGGGAACGATATGAGTCAGCGTGTGAGCACTTGGTTGGAGTTCGTAACCGAACAACTGCATAAGAACAAGGGCAAATGGCGGCGCATCGCGCAAGACTCGGGCGTGCCGTACGACACGTTGACCAAGATCGCCTTGTCCAGAGTTACCGACCCGCGCGTATCGAACGTGCAGGCGCTTCACGACTATTTCGTCAGGGCCGAAGCATCTCGCCAGAGCGTCGAGCGCGATGAGCCGGTCCCCGTCACCGCAGCCGTTTGCTGAATCGTAAGCAATGCGCATCCGCCGCGACAGCATGAAAGCGGCGCATTCCCAAAGTACCGATATGACCTGCCGATACGACAGTACCGAATGGCTGGACGTGCTCTATACGTCCGTTCGCAACACGCCGGGCGGTGTCGCCGACGCGGCGAATCACCTCACGGTCCGGCGCGGCAAGAACATCACGCCGGAATCGCTTCGCCTGCGCCTGCGCGGCGTAGGAGACAGTCGCTTGTCGATGGAAATGTTCGAGCTGCTGATCGAATGGATGCAAGAAAAGACCGAGGCAAAGACGCACGCGCTCGATGCGCTGCATGCGTTGAATGCGCGTTTCGGGCTGGTTGCTGAGTACGTCGATGAGCATGCTGCCGATGACGAGATCGAGCCGGGCGTCGACGTGCATCTCGTCAAGACCGCTTTGCACCTTCAGGTTCACGTAGGGCGCGTTGCGGACGATGTGACGCGTGTGCTTGAGGAGCAGCGCATCGATGACAGCGGGGCGGAGCAGATCATCGCGACGGGGCGCAAGGGGCAGCGGCTGTTCCAGCGCTTGATTCATGCTGCTCGCAACCTCGCCGCTCGTCGCCGTCGTCGTCATGGAGCGATTTAAGCGCGGCATGGGGTGCTGCCGGCCCGCGCGCGAACAGGTCGGCCTGTGCTGCTCGCCCGAGCAGCAATCGGCGTGTGCCCGAATGACACTCGCATCCCGATTCGAGCATGCGTCCGCCGATGCTGGGCGCTTGCTATCAGATCTCGTCGCTACGTTCCCCGATCGGCTTGCCCCGCTTCTTGCGGAAGCGAACGAAGCGGGGCACGTGCGCCTGTTCGTTGAGCGAGCTGCACGCGCATGCGCCGCGCTCGCAACCAAGACGGAACGTCACGCGTTCCGCGATCAGCTTGCCGATCGTCTCTGCGCGCTGGACCTTGCCGCGTTCGACGATCTCATGTCGGCGGAATGGCGTCGACTGCGCGGCAAATAACCGGAGACACATTTGAACGTAAACGGAATCAGTAGTGCATTGCGACACGGCGCATCGCAGTACAGCCGCTCGCCGAGCGGACGGCAGTGCTATGCGGCGGGTCGCGCCGTATGGCGAAGCTTTTCTCACAAGCTCGAACGCGACCGTCGTCTCGTCGAGCTGGGTGCTGCTCGGCGTGCGAACTAACAGGGAGCCGCGTCGAATATCGGCGTGGCTCAACGCATCGTGATCTGGCCGCGACATGCGGCCAAAGTAACTTTGATCGAGGGAATTATCGTATGGCGACACTGGACCAGATCATTCAGCAATTACGCGCGGCGGGGCATCCCGACCTGCCTGCCGGCCATCCGGTCGCGGACGGCAAACATCATCGGTATGGGCCGCGCAAGAAATACTGGTATCAGCTTCGAGAGGTCATCAGCAAGGGCGCGGTAATCGGCTATGGCGGTACGTTCGGCCATTTCTCAGGCGACGATCCGGGCACCGAGCGATTCGAATGGAGCGGTGCACCGTTGAGCGAGGAAGCGCTCGCCGAAACCCGTCGCCGGCAGGAGGCGGCCGATCGCGAACATGCCGAGCGCGAAGCCCGGCAGGCGAAGCTCGCCGCGAACCGAGCGCGCGACCAGTGGAGCCGCGCGGCGGAACATGGCGAGTCCGCATACCTGGACCGCAAGAACATCACGGCCGAGGGTGTCCGTTTCGACGCAGACGGCACGATGTTTGTACCGATGTTCCAGTATGGCGACGACGAGCCGCGTCTGGTTGGTCTGCAGAAGATCACGCCGGACGGCGCGAAGCGCTTCAACAAGGGCATGGAGAAGAAGGGCGCATCGTACGTGCTCGGCGAGGTCGGTCCGGACGACCAGGTCGTGCTGGTCGCAGAAGGCTACGCGACTGCACGCGCAATCCGTATGGCGATCGATGATGCGTTCGCGGTCGATATCTGCTTCGATGCGGGCGGCATCCTCCCTGCCGTGCGCTACCTGCGTGCGACGTATCCGGATGTGCACGTGCTGGTCTGCGCCGACGACGACTGGAAGATCGAGCAGCGCATGCGCGACTGGCTCGCCGACGAATTCGCCTTCCGTGGTGAGCTGGTGTTTGGTGCCGACCCGGTGCGGATCGAGGCGAAAAACACGTGGTACATGGTTGCCGTGTCCCGCCGTCGTGACGACAACGGCGTGCCGTACGTCGAGGTGAGCTACGGTAACGACGTGATGCCACTGCGCCGTAAGCGCTTCGAGAACACGGGCCTGAAGCGTGCGTACGAGGCGGCAGCGACGGTCGACGATGTCAGCGTCGTCTATCCCGCCTTCGCCAATCGCGGCGAGCGCAAGCTGACCGATTTCAATGACCTGCATGTCGAAGAGGGCTTCGAAGCCGTGGAGGCGCAGATTCAGGCGGCAATCCTGCGCGTCATCGCGCCAGCGAATGAAGACATCCGGCCGGCGGTGATGGCCGTGTCGGCCGCGGACGTTGCGCAAACGAAACCCGCCGCGACGTCCGCTGCCGCGAGACAGCCGGAATGGGATGGCCGCGAGGCAGAGAACGGCGCGCACACGTGGGAGCAGGATCTCGCGCGGTCGGACAAGGGCACGCTATTGCCGACGCTCGGCAACGTGCACATGATCCTGTCGAATCACAAGGCATGGCGGGGCGTCATCGAGCAGGACGACTTCGGTGGCCGCGTGATGAAGCGCAAGGCGCCGCCGTTCCTGCAAGGCGTGAAGGGTGAGTGGACCGACATGGACGATCAGCGTTGCGCGCTTTGGTTGTCGCAGCGATACGGCCTCTCGGTGCGTACCGACATCGTGATGAACGCGGTTCTGTTGGTGGCGGACGCGACCCACTTCCATGACGTGCGCGAATACCTCGAAGGACTGAAATGGGACGGCGTGTCGCGCGTGCGATCGATGCCGTCGACATACCTGCGCGTGGCCGACAGCGAGTATGTGCAGCTCGCGTTCATGAAATGGATGATCGCCGCTGTCGCGCGCGTGATGGAGCCGGGCTGCAAGGTCGACAACGTCCTGATTCTCGAAGGCAAGCAGGGGCATCGCAAATCGACGGCACTGAAGGTGCTGGCCGGCGCTCCGTGGTTCACCGACACGCCGATCCAGATCGGCAACAAAGACACGTACGCGGTGCTGGCCGGGAAGTGGGTGATCGAGTTGGCCGAGCTGGACTCGTTGAACAAGGCCGACTCGTCGGCGGTGAAGAGCTTCTTCGCGACGGCCGTCGACCGGTTCCGCAACTTCTACGGCAAGCGGGCGACGGATGTTCCGCGTCAGTGCGTGTTCGCTGGCTCGGTCAACTTCGACACGTACCTGAAAGACGAGTCCGGCAACCGGCGCTATTGGCCGCTACGTGTCGGCGGTCTGGTCGACATCGACGGCATCGTGGCCGTTCGTGACCAGCTCTGGGCCGAAGCCGTGCACCTGTATCGCTCGGGCGTCGTGTGGCACGTGACGGAGCAGGAGCGGCCGCTGTTCGAGATCGAGCAGGCGGAGCGCTATGAAGGTGACGTGTACGAGGACAAGATCGCCAAGGCCCTTGAATTCGTGATGCGCACGACGATGGAAGAAATCCTTGCGGACATCCTGAAGCTCGACACGTCGAAATGGACGCTGGCGGAACAGCGCCGCATCGGCAAGGCGCTGAAGTCTCTCGGGTGGGTGCGCAAGCGCGAGTCGACGGGGTCGCGCGGATGGTACTACGTGCGAGAGGAACAAGAACCGGAAGTCGAGCGTGAACTGGTCGCGGCGGGCGATGACGACAGTCCATTGTGATGGCGTGGCGCGCTGTGCCTGCACGTTAGGCGCGCCACTTGCCCCGTCTTGGCGCGCTGTGGACGTCCCATGTCCCAACGTCCCAAGGCGCGGTCTCGGGCGCGGGTGCAGGGGCGCGACATGCGCGACGTGAGCGGCGCATGTCGCATGTCGCGGGCGCGCACCCCTGCAAGCCTTTTTCCTTGGGACATTGAGACATTAGGACGAATAGGAGAGAGTCGTGATCGATTTGAAGGAGCGGGCAGGCATCGCAATGAGTGTTCGTGGTCAGTTCACCGACCCGATTGCCGATCCTAAAGTTACTTTGGGCGCGCTCGCCTTTGCGAACGATCTCGGGAGCTTGCTGGCCCGAATCAAGGCCGGGCCGATGCCGACGCATGCGATGGTTCGACGTGCAACGTTGCTGTTGGCGCAGATGATCCGGACGTCGGGCCGATTCAAGCGTGCGCGGTTCACGGGCCTGTCGCGCGACGAGCGTCGCGATCAACGTGCGGGGCACGCTGTCGAGCGTTCGAAGGTTGACATCGTCGAGCGTTTCGCGCTGCGGTTGCTGGATGAGTGGGTGAACGATCAGTGTGTCGAGTGCGAAGGGCGTGGCGTCGTGCGTCGCGCGCGTGCCGTCACGACGTCAGCGCACGCGTGTGATGTATGCGGGGGCAGCGGGAAGGTGTGTGTATCGGAGGAGCGTATCCCGTTCTTCGAAGGGCGTAACGGACCGCTGGTCTTTCGGGAATACGAACCTTGCGACGACTGCGGCGGGATGGGGCGGATCGCTGCGTCGCCGGTTTCAGATGCGAAGGGCCGGCACATTTGCCCCGACTGTTCCGGTTCCGGCAAACGGCAGGTCGACGATGCTGGCCGGGCGCACGCGCTCGGCGTATCGCTCGACGAGTATCGGAAGAACTGGTCGTGGCGCTTTCACGACATGCTCGCGCTACTGGATACGGTCGATGGATCGGTGTACGACACATTGCGTCGACAATTGCGAGGATGAAACGTATTCCATTTCAAGAGCGGATCGCGTAAACTTTGCACATCCTTTACCGCGTCACTGGATAAATGCGCGACCGCATACTCGTGTCGCAACCTTCGCCCGACAGGCGTACTGAATCGCGGGAGCGCCGCGACCAACAACGATAACTGTCTGTCGGGATCTGTTGGGAGGGCGTTCGCCCTTACGAATTGAATATCGAAGCCCTGAGTGCGAAAGCCCTCAGGGCTTTTGCTTTTCCGATCGTGCATCGCGTGACTGAAGGTTGCGTGTAGCCGTATGACACACTGTGGCTTCGGGTTAGCACTTTGGGGTGAGGAAAGGACCATGACGAAGAACAAAGCGATGCCGACGAAGGAAGAGGTGAAAACCGAGATACTGATTGAGTATGGTCTTCGCGAGGTCAAGTGGCGTGAGCAATACCTGAAATCTGAGCGAGGATTGAATGACATGTATGCTCGATTCAGGGATCCTGAATCGAAGGTCGGAAGTTTCTTTCGGAACGTTGGCATTCAGATTCGCATCTTTCAGTATGAAACGAACAACGAACTTGGCTCGATCATTCGAAACCAACCGGAAGGGTTCGCGAAAGCGGTTGCGGTGAAGGGGCTAATCCATAAGGTCGTCGAGTTCAACAAGCATCTGAATGAAGTGATTCAGCCGGACATGCTGAAGATGGCTGTCGAGCGTGATATGCAGTTCGGTGAGGAGGACAAGCGTGATCTGCGTCGCCGTTGGAGAGCGACCTTTAAGGAAATCGATAAGTGGAAGCGGCTGCGAGATAAGACAACCGGGCACTACGATCCGGATCTTGAAGAGGTCGTATCGCTTCTCGAGACTATCGACGTTGAGCAGGTCGGGCAGGTGTACTTTGAGTTCGTAGAATACGCAAAGGCACTTCTCGACCGGTTTCGAGAGGCAGGGAGACGTCCTCCCAAATCAATGGTGCGCTTCGTGGCTGGGCGCGAAACCAAATGATCGAATGGCCCCGAGTGCGAAAGCCCTCGGGGCTTTTTCATTGAGGCGCTGAAATGCGAATCGAGTCGACGAGCGCCGGGCCGAGCGAGGTCTGGTCGACGTGGGATGAAGATCGAAGCATGGGGCGCGTTACCGCGCGGTGCTTCGTATTTGACGACGCGATGGACCGTGTCGTATGGGCGATGGACCGAGCAGGCGACGGCGTGACCGCCGATGTCGCGATCGGTGCGGGTCTGCCTATTTTTTGAGCAGGCGGGGACCCTCAGGGCATCGCCACACGCGGGGGCTCGCACCCGCGACTTTTCTCTACTGGCGAGTCTTCATAGGGGGTCATATTCATGCCGACTCAGCAGCAGATCGCCGAGCACCTGGACCTCGATCAGTCGGCCGTTTCGCGGTTCGTCGACAAGGTCCGGCTCGACTACAAGGTGGTGTCGATGGACGAGGTCCGCATCGCGTACATCCGGCACCTGCGCGAGATGGCCGCCGGCCGATCCAGCGAGACCGGCATCGACCTCGTCGCCGAACGCGCGATGACAGAACGCGTGGACAGGCAGCTGAAGCTGTTGACGCTGGCCGAGAAGCAAGGCCAGCTCGTCAACGTCGCGCAGCTGGAGCAGGCGTACGGCCTTATGGTCGGCGCATTTCAAACGGAATTGCTGGCGCTGCCCGACAAGCTGGCGCCAGAGCTGTATGCGCTATACGGCGTCGAGGTCGACGTCGAATGGTTGAACGAGCATATCTATGGATGCCTTGAGCAGCTATCTGAATACGACCCAGACAGTCCGCGCGGTGATTCGCAGGATCGCGAAGCTGCTGTCGCCGCCGGAACGGATTGGAACGACGGAGTGGGCTACCAAGCATCGCAAGCTGAACGCGAAGGCGTCGGCGAGTCCGGGCCGCTATAACCCGAACATCACGCCGTGGGTGTTCGCGATGCACGAAGCGCTGGATGATCCGACCGTGCAAAAGGTGGTCTGCATGAAATCGGCGCAGGTCGCGTGGACGGACGGCGTGCTGCTGAACTACATCGGGAAGCGGATCGATGTTGATCCGTGCCCGATGATCGTCATGTTCCCGAAAGAGAAGACCGCAAAGAAGTTCAACCTCGAAAAATTCGAGCCGATGGTCGAGGTGACGCCACGATTGTCGGCGAAGCTGCCGGTTCACGCGGCTCGCGACAAGAATAACTTGTGGGATCACAAGACGTTCGCGCGTGGCTTCCTGAAGTTCATCACGTCGAACGCGCCGGACGACGTGAAGTCGACGCCGGCCCCGGTCGTTGCGGTCGAAGAGCCGGACGACGCGAACACGAACGTCCGCGAGCAGGGCGATTCGATCACGTTGCTCGAGCAGCGAAACAAGACCTATTCGGCTCGCCGACGCAAAATGATTTTGGGCGGGACGCCGACCGTCGACGGCCTGTCGCGCATCCAGCAGGCGTATGCGGCGTCCGATCAGCGCGTCTATCTGGTGCCGTGCCCCGATTGCGACGAGGAGCATGAGCTGGCGTGGGAGAACGTGACCTGGAGCAATGATGCCGAGGTCGTGCATGAGGTCTACGGCAGGGCGCGACCGGAGACGGCTCGCTACACCTGCCCGCATTGCGGCTCATTGTGGGACGACGCGATGCGTATCCGCGCTGTCCGTCGCGGGCGATGGGTCGCGACGGCACCGTTTCACGGCGTGGCCGGTTTTCGCATCAACGAGCTGGTATCGCCTTTCCCCGGCTCCAACATGGCCGAGCTGGTGAAGAAATGGCTTGAGGCCGACAAGGCACTGCGCGAGGGCGACGATACGAAGATGCGGTCGTTCGTGAACAACTCGCAGGGGCGTGCATACAAGTACAAGAGCGAGCTGCCCGAGCTGGAAGTGCTCGCTGAACGGGCGCTGCCGTACGTGGAGCTGACGGTGCCGGCGGGCGGTCTGCTGTTGACGCTCGGCGTTGACGTGCAGCACGACCGTCTCGCGATCGTACTGCGTGCATGGGGGCGCGGCGAGGAGAGCTGGCTCGTCGTGTGGGGCGAGATTCACGGGAACGTGCTTGAGCAGCAGCAGGATCCGCTGACGGGCGGTGTATGGGGAGCGTTGACGATGCTGCTGACGCACGCCTACCGGCATGAAAACGGCTGGCTGCTGCAGGTACGTGCGACGTCGATCGACTCGTCGGACGGCTCGACGTCGGACGCGGTATACAAGTATGTGCGCGCGGCGCAGCACGCCGGTTACAACGTGATGGCCGTCAAGGGCAGCAGCACCCCTGACGCGGAGATCTTCAGCGTGCCGAAGGCGTCGATCGACTCGACACGGAACAACAGCAAGGCGGCGAAGTACGGCCTGCGTCCGTACATGGTCGGCGTGAGTCGAGCGAAGGATCTGATCCTCGAAAACCGAATGAAGCTCGAAGGCGACGGGCCGGGCCGGATGCACTGGTATCGCGGCGTGCGCAGCGACTACCTGTCGCAGCTCACGGCCGAGGTCAAGGTGCCGGGACCGCGTGGCGGCAAGCGCGTGTGGCAGAAGAAGGCCGGCGCGAGAAACGAGGCACTGGACTGCGAGGGCTATGCGATGCACGCGGCCCGTAGCGTCAAGGTGCACCTGATGACCGAGGCTCACTGGCAGGTCGAGCAGCATCGTGCGTCGCAGGTCTCGCTGTTCGATGCCGTGCCGGTGCTGGAAGCGCTGCCTTCCGGCCTGCCTGTTGTTGTACTGGCCGACCCGCCCAATGAAACGGAAGTAACAGAGGCTCCGCGGCCGTCGCCGCCGGCAGCAAAACCCGCCGAAACCCCGCCACCGAGCGGGGTTTCGCGCATTCAGGGGCGTCGCGTCGGACGGTCGACCTATCTGTCGCGGCGCTAGGAGGTATTCATGGGATACACAAGGCAGGATCTGGAGCGCATCCAGTCCGCAATCGCAAAGGGCGAGCTGGAGGTGCAATATGCCGACCGGCGCGTGAAGTATCGCTCGATCGCCGAGCTGCGCGAGGCGCGTACCGAGATTGTGCGAGACCTGAATGGTGCGGCCGGACGTTCGTCGATCGTCCGGATTCGTCACGCCGGCAAGGGGGTGCGATGAGGCGCGGCTATCCGTCACTCGCGCAGCGCGGATTCGTGATGCCAACGCGGCTGAAGGCGGCGGCATACGAATCGGCGAGCACGGCCGGGGCGCGCGCGAAGTCGTGGCGGGTATCGAGCGCGGGGCCGAATGCGGCTGCGGCGCAAAACCTGCCGCTGATGCGGTCTCGCGCTCGCGACGCGATCCGCAATGACCCGTGGGCAAAAACGGCGATCGCACGTCTCGTCTCGAACACGATCGGCAACGGCATCCAAGCGCATCCGCAGCATCCGAACGACGCAGTGCGCAAGATGCAAAAGCAACTTTGGGAGGACAGCGGGGAGGAAATCGACGCGGACGACCTGTTCGACCTGGCCGGGTTGCAAACGCTTGCCGCACGCGCGTTTTTCAGCGACGGCGAGGTGCTGGTGCGTCGACGGCTGCGCAGTCCGCGCGACGGCTTGGCCGTCCCGATGCAGATTCAGCTTCTCGAAGGCGATCTGCTGCCGATGGAGAAGAACGAGATCGTGCCGGGCGGGGGGGAGATCATCAACGGCGTCGAGTTCGACGCGGACGGTCGGCGCGTTGCATATCACCTGCTGCAGCGTCACCCCGGCGAGTACGGGCGTGCGTCAGTGACCAGCATGCAGACCGTTCGCGTGCCGGCCGACGAGATTGCGCACGTCTTTCTCGCGCTTCGTCCCGGCCAGGTGCGCGGTGTGCCAGAGCTGTCGACGGTGCTGCTGCGGCTCAAGTCGCTGGACAACTTCGACGACGCGGTGCTGTTTCGGCAGGAGGTCAGCAATCTCTTCGCCGGCTTCGTCACAAAGCCGCCTGCGGAACCGGGAATGCCGGGAGATCCGATCACGGGCGGCACTACGGAACATGACGTCGATGGCTTCTCGCCGGTCGTGTCGCTCGAACCGGGGAGTATGCAGGAGCTGGCACCGGGTGAAAGCGTCACGTTTGCCGAGCCGCCCGGCGCGGGAACCGACTACGGCCCGTTCATGCGTCAGCAATTGATGGCGGCGGCAGCGTCGGTCGGCATGCCGTACGAGGTGATGACGGGCGATCTGCGCGACGTGAGCGATCGCGTGTTGCGCGTGATCCTGAACGAGTTCCGTCGTTCGATCGAACAGATCCAATGGAACGTGTTCATCCACCAGTTTTGCAGGAAGGTGTGGCGCTGGTGGGTCGACGCGTGCGCGCTGTCCGGCGCGATGCCGATGCCGGACTACTACCGGAGCCGACGCGCCTATCTGCGTGTGCGGTGGGTGCCGCAGGGCTGGCCGTACATCCATCCCGTGCAGGACGTCACGGCGAAGCGGATGGAAATCCGCTCCGGGTTGGCGAGCCGGTCCGGTGCGGTGCTTTCGCGTGGGGACGATCCGGAGCAGGTCGACCGCGAGAACGCGGACGATCTCGCGCGGGAGCGACAGCTCGGGATTCGATATGACACGTTCGATCCGGTCGACGGCATGGGTGTCGCATTTAAAGGGGATGGCGAATGAAAGGGAAGAAGCGGTGGTGGGACATCCGTGCGCAAGCGAGCGCGGACGGCGGGAAGATCGCCGAGATTCGGATCTACGGTGACATCGGATTCTGGGGCACCGATGCGGATCTGTTCGCATCGAAGCTCGACGAGGTAGCGGCGACGGCAACGTCGATCGTCGTCGCGATCAACTCGATGGGCGGTGACGTGTTCGACGCGTTCACGATCTACAACGCGTTGCGTCGGCATGCCGGCAAGGTGACGGGGCGCGTCGACGGCGTTGCCGCGTCGGCCGCGTCGCTGATTCTGATGGCATGCGACACGATCGTGATGCCGTCGAACGCGATGCTGATGATTCACAACCCGCACACGGTCGCGGCCGGCGAGGCCGAGGACTTCCGTCGTCTCGCGGATCTGCTCGACAGCACGGGGGCGAACATCCTCGCGGCGTATGTCCAGCGTAGCGGTCTGTCGGAAGACGACGTGCGCGCGATGATGAACGCGGAGACCTGGCTGACGGCATCGCAGGCGAAGGAGCAGGGCTTCTGCGACTCCATCGAAGAGCCGATCAGCATTGCCGCATACGCGGGCGCTGCGCGGCTCGCTGCGCGCTTCTCGGCAGTCCCGGCAGAGATTCGTGCGGTGCTGGAGAACGACGGCGAGGTGCCGCCTCCGAGTCCGCAGCCGAATCCACCGGTCGATCCTGCGCCGCCGCCGTTGGCGACGCCGGACGTTACGGCGCTCGCTTCGCACGTGTATGCCGCATGCCGCGACGCGCGCATCGAACACTGCGCCGAGGGCATCGTACTGGCGACGGGCCTGCGCGACCGCGCGACGGTCGACGCGGCGATCCGCAGCGCACACGACATCGCGGGGATCTGTCTGGCCGCGAGCCTGACCGAGCTGACGGCCGGCTTCGTGGCGGACGGCTTGACGCCCGATCAGGTTCGCGCACGGTTGTTCGAGCGCGTGACGGCGTCGCAGTCGAGCATCTCCAACCGTCCCGCACCGGGGGCACCCAACGCGCCGCAGGTCGACGCGCGTGCGCCGCGTGCGGCATCCATCTACGCCGCTCGCAAGGGCGGCAAGTAACTTTGACGTAACCCGAGGAGGGGAACCACATGTCGAATGTGAAGCAACAGGGCGTGCTGCCTGCCGAATTTCTTGTGTCGGAGGGTAACGGGCAGATCTCACGTGAGCGCATCGTCGTCAAAGCCGGCCCGGCGCTGCCGGCCGGCCAGGTGCTCGGCGTGACTGGTACCGGCGAATATGCGCCGTACCTGAACACGGCGAGCGACGGTTCGGAAGTCGCAGCGGCCATCCTGTACGCGCCGCTGGCGGCCTCCGAAGCGTCGCGCCCGGCAACGGGCATCGTCCGGCTCGCCGAAGTCGTGGGCGGGCTGCTGACGGGACTCGATGCAGCTGGGCGCGGCGATCTTGCCGAGCGCCACGTAATCATCCGCTGATCGCGGTTCACGTCTTAGAAGGCCACGCAAATGCGCGTGGCCTTTTTTGTATCCATTTCCTGTTGGAGGTTGTATGGCGGACATCGCCCTGTTTCAAGACGATGCGTTCTCGCTGTCGTCCCTGAGTGCGTCGATCAACGAGCAGCCGTATGTGCCGGGTCGTATCGGCACGCTCGGCCTGTTCGAGGAAGACGGCATCACGACGACGACGGTCCAGATCGAGCGCGATGGCGACACGCTGTCGCTCGTCCCTGCTGGTCAGCGCGGCTCGCCTGCCGCAATCGTCGCCGGGAGCAAGCGCAGCATGCTCCCGTTCAATACCGTGCACCTTCCGCAGCGTGCGCCGATCATGGCCGATGAAATCGCGAACCTGCGTGCGTTCGGTTCGGAAACCGAGCTGGAAGCGCTCCAGACGGTCGTCAATCGCCGGCTCGCGAAGATGCGCAAGCAGCTCGACGCGACGCACGAATTCCACCGGATCGGCGCGATCAAGGGTGCAGTGCTGGACGCGGACGGCAAGACGGTATTGATCGACCTGCTGAAGTACTTCGGTATCGAACAGACGGTGATTCCCTTCGAGCTGGCAAATGCTGCGACCGAGATTCGTCAGAAGTGCGTCACGGTGCAGGACGCGATCGAGGACGCACTCGGTGCGACGACGTACACAGGCGTGCGCGTTTTCTGCGGGCGCGAGTTCTGGAACAAGCTGATCGTAGCGAAGTCCGTGAAAGAAACGTATCTCGCGTCCGTGATGGCCGCGCAATTGCGCGGCGATGCGCGCGACGCGTTCGACTTTGGCGGCTGCACGTTCGAGCGCTATCGCGGCCGGGTCGGCGACGTCGGTTACGTGGCGGACGACGAGGCACACGCGGTGCCGGAAGGTGTGTCCGATCTGTTCATCACACGATTCGCGCCGGCTGATTACGTCGAGGCAGTCAATACGACCGGTCTGCCGTATTACGCGAAGCAGGAGCTGATGGACTTCGGTAAGGGCGTCGAGATCGAGGCGCAGTCGAACCCGATCCACCTGTGCACGCGCCCGAAAGCGCTCATCAAGCTGAAGGTCTGACATGGCTTTCCGTGACCTGGTCGCTGACGTCGACTCGGCCGTGCTGCGCGACCTTGGCGATGCGGATATCACGATCGACGGGCAGCCCGTCGACGGGATGTTCGCGTCGCCATGGCTCGGGCCGGATCTCGGCAGCCAGCGCACGCAGCTGGTCGCGCCCGTGTTTCATCTGCGCGACCGTGATGCTACGAACGTCCGGCAAGGCAGCGTCCTGGTCGCGAGCGGCGAACGGTATCGCGTGCTCGAGGCAAAGCCGGACGGCACGGGCTGGACCGTCCTCATTCTCCAGTAGCGCATATGGACGACCTGAAAGTCGAGATCGACATCCGCGAGGTGACGGCGGCTCTTCATGGGCTGACCCCGAGCGCGATGCGGGCCGCGTGGCGGCGCACGTTGCGCAAGACGGCAGCGTGGATCAAGAGCCAGACCGCGAAGGAAGTCGGGGCGGCGACGAAGATCCCGCAAAAGGTGATCCGCCGCCGGCTCTACTTCTTCCTGCGGTCGGCCGACACCGGCAAGGTGTGGCTCGGCCTGAACCCGATCGAGGCGCATCGCCTCGGCAACGCAATGAAGACGCGCAAGGGCATGCGCGTGGGGCGCCAGTCGTTCGAGGGCGCGTGGCGTCAGTCGAAGCGCCAGCCGGACGGGCCGATCTACGAGCGGACGGGCAAGGAACGGATGCCCTACCGCATGGTAGCGGTCGCATGGGAACAGACCGGCGATCCGGCATTCCGACGCGCTGCGAGGGCGTGCGAAGACCGGTTGTTGGTGATCCTCCGCCAAGAGGTGAACTACGAACTACTGAAGGCGATACGACGTGCTTGAAAACCTGAAGCAGCTACACGACGCGATCGAGCAGGGGCTGCGCACCAAGCTGCCGGCGATGAAGCGGATCGAGGCATACCCGCGTCTCGGTCAGAAGATCGAAACACCGTTGATCGCGGTCGAACTGAGCGAGTTCGAACCCGGCCACGACGACGGAACGGGCGACGTGCCGCTGATCGCGCGCATGCAGGCGCGAGTCGTGTTCGATCCGATCGAGGAGGGCGCGGAGCTGGCCGTGCGTGAGGTGGCGGCCCGCGTCGCGATGGCGGTCCATATGCAGACGTGGGATTTACCGATCACACCTGGCAAGGTGGTGCAGGTCGCGGAAGATCCGTTTCGGCCGCAGCTCGACACCTACTGCGTGTGGCTGGTCGAATGGACGCACGAATTCGGGCTCGGCATGGATCTCGGCGAAATCCCGGATGGACCGGCAATCCTGTGGGGTGTCGATCCGGACATCGGCCCCGGTAGCGAAGGGCAGTATTGGGATCCGGCCAACGGACAGGAGGCAGGCGCATGAGCGACTACGAGCTGGGCGAGATCGATCGCCGCATGGCGTGCATGGTGCAGCACGGGACCATCGAGGCAGTCAGCTACAAGCCGCCGATGTGCCGTGTTCGCATCGGCGACTGGATCAGCGACTGGATGCCGTGGAAGACGTCCGCGGCCGGCGCGGTGCGCTTCTGGCGTCCGCCGTCTGCTGGCGAGCAGGCGACGATGTTCGCGCCGTCAGGCGACCTGCCGGGCGCGTACGCGATTCCCGGCTATTACTCTGACCAGCACGGCGGCTCAGCGCGTGGCAGCCCGACTGAGACCGCATGGGACTACCCGGACGGTGCGTCCGCAGTGTACGACCACGAAAGCCACGAGTACCGGGTGGACGTGCCTGCCGGCGGTCGAATTGTGTTTCGCATCGGCGGCACCGAGCTGGAGCTGCGTGCGGACGGCGTCACGCTGCGCACGGAGCAGCTGCTCGGCGACATCCCGGATTCGACGTTCACCGGAAACACGACGACGGAGAAGCTGCTGACGTTCAATGGCGGGATGCAAGGAAAGGGCGGCGCTGCTGGCGGCCCGGCCGTCCAGGTGAACGGCGGTGCGCGCTATACGGGTGACGTCGAGATCGGCGGCAAGTCCTTCCTGCGGCACTCACACATGGAGCAGGGCGACGGCGCGCAGGTGTCGCCGCCGCTGTAGTGCATCCGTTCGCAAAGTTACTTGGCCCCGCTTCTGCGGGGCTTTGCTTTTGGGGGATTCCAGATGGCAAAAGACATTCCGCAAGCTTCCGTTCGGGGCGCTTCGGTCAGCGCGACCTTTCTTGACACGCAGTTCCGTAGCCGTGTGATCGTGTTTCCGAGCGGTGACGTGCTTCATGTTCTCGCGGGCGAAGTGGTCGCGACAGATGCTGCGCAGGTCGAGTATCTCGACGCGCATCCGGACTTCAAGCGCCTCGAGGAGCACGGATGAGCAAGTCGGGAGCGCTCGTCGGCATGGACCGTCGGACCGGAGCCCCGATCAGCGGCATCGCGCATCTGAAGCAGAGCCTTGGCGACATCCTCGGCACGCGCAAGGGTAGCCGCCGCGAGCGCCCCGACTACGGATCGGACATCCCGCTCATGGTCGACCTTCCCATTACGCGCGGGTGGGTATCCGCCGCGCAGGCGGAAGCCGCACGGGCGATCGGACGGTGGGAGCCGCGCATCAAGCTTGCGCAGGTCAAGGTGCTGTCGGTCGTCGAGGGGAAAGTGACCTTCGCGATTCGCGGCGAGTACGACGGCGCGGCCGTTGAAATCGAGGTACCAACATGACGATCATCGATCTCGCTTCACTGGACCCGCCCGATCTGGTCGACGTCCTCGACTTCGAGGCGGCGTACCAGATGAAGCTCGAGTTTTTCAAATCGATCTATCCGGATTGGACGGCTGCGCTGGAGTCGGATCCGGTCGTGAAGCTGATCGAGCTGGCGGCGTACGACGAGATCCGGGCCGCCGCGCGCGTGAACGATGCCGCGCGAGCGATGATGCTCGCGTTCTCGACGGGGGCGGACCTGGAGCATCTGGCGGCGCTGCTCGACACTCAGCGGGCCGTTGCCGATCCGGGCGACCCGGATGCCGATCCGCCGATTGCTCCGCAGCTGGAGTCCGACGAACGGCTCAAGCTTCGCGCGCAGATGTCGATGGAGCGCGCGACCGTCGCAGGTCCATCGGCTTCGTATCGAGCCTTGGCGCTGGGCGCGTCGGCCGATGTGCTCGACGTTGCGGTCGACCGGCCCGAGGCGGGGACGGTGCGACTCACGGTGATGTCTGCGAAGGGCGATGGTGTGCCGGACGCGGCGCTGTTGGATCTGGTTCGAGCGGCGGTGACGCCCGAGACGGTGCGCCCGCTCAACGATACGGTGCTGGTCGAACCGGCCATCAAGATCGAGTATTCGATCGCTGCGACGATCCATGTCGGTAGCGGGCCGGATCCGGACATCGTGCTGACCGCGCGACGCAATGTGCTGGATCGGGTTGTCGCAAGATCGCGCAGGCTCCGCGCGGGCATGCCGCGCTCCGCGATCGAGGGCGCGTTGCACGCGCCGGACAGCGGCGTGACAGGACTCGATCTCGCCGCGCCTCTTTCCAACGTCGTGTGTGGTCCCCGCGAGTTTGCGCACTGCACGGCCATTCAGCTCGATATGAAGGTCGACGATGCGTGAACCGTTACTGCCGGCTAATCAGACGCCGCTCGAGGCGGCGCTGGCAAAGGTGCTGCGGCCAAGCGTCGACGTCGAGATCTTGCGCACGTTGTGGGATGCGGATCGTTGTCCGGCCACATGGTTGCCGTGGCTCGCGTGGGCGCTCGCTGTCGATGGATGGGAGCTGGCCGAGTCGGAAGATGCACGGCGGGCGCTGATCAAGGGATCGATGGCGTTGCATCGGAAGAAGGGAACGCCGTGGGCGGTGCGCGAGGTGATTCGTCGGCTCGGCTTCGGAGAGGTCACGATCATCGAGGGGCGAAGCGGCCGACTCCGCGACGGATCGATCATTCGAAACGGGGATCAACTGCATGGCAAGGCAAGCGCATGGGCCGAGTACATCGTGAAACTCGGTGCGCCGATCACGCGCGATCAGGCGGACAAGCTCTGGCAGGCAATCGAGCGCTACGCGCCTGCGCGCAGCAAGCTTGCCGCGCTGGACTACACGGCCGTACCGATCCGCCATAACGGCGTCGCGCAACGTAACGGGCAGTACACAAGAGGGAGCATTGGAACATGACGAATCTCGTTGAATTCGATAAATGGGAAGACGGGGTTTATCAGCTTGAGACTTCGGATCCGGTGCAGGGTGGTCCTGAAGGCGTTGATAACCTGCAGGCGAAGCAGTTGGCGAACCGGACGCGGTACCTGAAGAAGCAGGTCGAAGCGGGTCAAAGTAACTTTGATGTGCATACGAAGGCGCTCGACCCGCATCCGCAATACGCAACGAAAGCGGATCTCGCTCAGAAGTTGGCCGACCTCGTCGATCAATCTCCCGAGGCGCTCAATACGTTGAAGGAATTGGCGGATGCGATGGGGAATGATCCGAACTTCGCGACCACCGTCATGAACGAGATCGCAAAAAAGGCTGCGATCGATTCGCCCGTTTTCACGGGCACGCCGAAGGCGACAACGCCGCCGCAGTTCGACGCGACGACGCGCATTGCGACGATGGAGGCGCTACGGCGTGAACTTGGCAGCTTCAGCCTTGGCAGTGGTACAGGGGCGGGCATTTCCGCCACGGCGACTGTGATGACGGCAGCCAATGTCGGCGGGTTCCATTATTTCAATGCGTCGAGCAACAATCAGACGGCAAAACTGCCTGATGAATCCGGACTGAAGCCGGGCGCTGCCATTCCGTTCCAAAAGTCTGGAGCGCAATACGCGCTGACGATCACCACGTACGGCGGGAATGCAATCATTGACACAACAGTGGGCCTTGCGTCGTCGATCACGCTAAATGCTGGCGAGTTCGTCGTTCTTGTCTGGAGCGGGACTTACTGGCAGTGCTTCGGAACGTACACGCAGCGCGTCGGGCAACCCTTCGGCGCATCGACCGGCGCGAGCGGTTATCAGCGGCTGCCGAGCGGGCTCCTCGTCCAGTGGGGTAACTCTTCATATGGCGCGGCGCAACAAACGTTCAGTTTCCCGCTGGCCTTTCCGAACTTTGCACTACAAGTCATTGGTTCGCCGCAAAACATCGGCTCCACTGGCTTTGCAATTTCCGTAACCAGTAAATCGACGTTCTCGATTCAATCGACGTCCGGTGCTGGAAACGCCAACTATGTTGCGATCGGCATTTGATGGGGTAAAGGATATGGGTAAAAAGCAAGCTGCGTATGATGCAAGCGGCGACATCGTTGCCTTCTACGACACAGTAGACAGCCCTGCGCCCGATGGCGCAGCGGTGATCGACATCACCAACGAACGATGGCTCTGCCTCATCAACGCGCAGTCGCTGGGCAAGCGTCTTGTGGTCGACAGCGCTGGTGAGCCGGTCGCACTCGATCCACCGCCGCCGACGCGAGCAGAAATCGCCAGTGCCAAGCGCGCGCAGCGCGACATGGCGCTCGGCGCGACCGACTGGCTTGTCGCTCGACACCAGGACGAGAAGCTGCTTGGCAACGGGACCACGTTGACGGCCGACCAGTTCGTCATGCTGCTCAGCTATCGACAGTCGCTGCGGGAATGCAGCGGAATGCCGAACTGGCCCGACGTCACGCTTCCGTCGCCACCGCCGTTCGTCAGCGAACAAGACATCGCGTCCGCCTGACGCACGCTCGATCACACGCAATGCAGGGCCGCTCAAATTCGAGCGGCCCTTTTACTTTGTGGCTTTCTCGGAGATCTGAATGGCTGTTACATCCTTCTATCACGGTGTCACGACCGTGCTGGTCGACACCGGCCCGCGCACGATCGCGGTGCCGTCGACGTCCGTCGTCGGTGTCGTCGACACGTACACGCCCGGCGCGGGGCTGGTTGCGCCGAATGTGCCGGTGCGCATCACCAGCGAATACGACGCGGTCGCCGCGTTCGGCGAGACGAGCGCGATCACTCGCTCGATCCAAGGCATCTACAAGCAGAGCAAGACAGTGATGGTTGCTGTCGGAGTCGCAACCGATCAAGACGATGCCAAGCTGACGTCAGCAGTGATCGGTGGTGTCACGGCCGGCGGTGCGCGTACCGGCCTGCAGGCGCTGCTCGACGGCAAGTCGCTGTTCGACCTCAAGCCGCGCCTGCTGATTGCACCAGGTCATACGGCGAAGCAACCGGTCGCCACGGCGGCTGATTCGCTCGCGGCGAAGCTGCGCGCGATCGCGATCATCGACGGCCCGAACACGACCGACGAAGCCGCGATCGCGTACGCGAAGAATTTCGGCAGCAAGCGCCTGTACATGGTCGATCCCGGCGTGCGGTATTGGGACACGGCGGCGAACGCCGACGTCGACGCACCGGCATCGGCCTACGCGGCCGGCCTGTTCTGTCAGACCGACGCGGCGATCGGTTTCTGGGCGTCGCCTTCGAACAAGGAGATCGTCGGGATCAGCGGCACGAAACGCCCGATCGAGTTCCTCGACGGCGACGAGACGTGCCGTGCGAACCTGCTGAACAACTCGTTCATCACGACGATCATTCGCGACGGCGGCTATCGGCTGTGGGGCAACCGTACGCTGTCGGCCGATCCGAAGTGGTCGTTCGTGACGCGCGTTCGCACGCTCGACATCGTCATGGATGCCGTGCAGGCCGGTCACAAATGGGCGGTCGATCGCGGCATCACGGCGACGTACGTCAAGGACGTGACCGAGGGGCTGCAGGCGTTCATGCGCGATCTGCGCGCGCAGGGGGCGATCATCAATTTCGAGGTCTACCCGGATCCGAAACTCAACTCAGCGTCGCAGCTCGAGCAGGGCAAGGTGTACTGGAATATCCGGTTCACCGACGTTCCGCCGGCCGAAAACCCTATCTTCCGATTCGAGGTCACGAACCAGTGGCTGACGGAAGTTCTCGACACCCAATCGTAGGAGGTGAAACGTGGTTCCGGAAACACTGTACAACCTGAGTATGTACGTCGATGGTCGGGGTTTTTTGCAGCGTACGCCCGAAGTATCGCCGCCGAAGCTCAAGCTCAAGACGGAGGACTATCGCGCGGGCGGCATGGACGTGGCTGTCAAGATCGATCAAGGCATGGAGGCGTTGCAGGCATCGTTCACGATGGCCACGATCGAGCGCGACGTGCTGAAGTACTTCGGCGTGGCGGACGGTTCGGCGTTCAATGCGACTTTTCGTGGTGCGTTTCGCGACACCAAGGGCAAGACCAAGGCGGTGGCGCTCATCATGCGCGGCATGCTGTCCGAATACGATCCCGGCAGTTGGAAGCCCGGGGAGAAATCGGAAATCAAATACACGGCCGAACTGAGCTATTACAAGGCTGAGATCGATGGCGCAGTGATCCACGAAATCGACGCGTTCAACATGATCCGCGTGATCGACGGCGTCGACCAACTCGCGGAAGTGCGCAAAGCGCTCGGCATGTGACGCAGGCCCGCGCGGCAGGCAAAGTTACTTTTCAACCATTGACGGGGCGGCCATGCGGTCGCCCCGTTTCATTTGAGGTACACGATGGAAACGACGAAGATCAAGCTGCGGTATCCGGTCAAATTCGACGGCGTCATTCGCGATGAGCTGGTGATGCGCCGACCGAAGGTGCGCGATGTGCGTACCGCCAGCAAGCAAGCGGGCGACGATGAAGAGCAACAGGAAATCATCCTGTTCGCGCTGCTCGCGGATGTGGCTCCCGACGACATGGAAGCGATGGACATGGCCGATTACGAGGCCATGCAGCGTGCGTATAGCTCCTTTCGATCCGCTCGTCCGGCTTCCAATCGCGACCGTGAAGGCGCTGGCAAAACGGATGATGCGGGAGTTCAACGCGACGCCGCAGTCGGTTGACGACATGGCGCTCGACGACGTGGTGTGGTGGTTGACGGATTGAGCAGGGATTGAGCGGAGGCCGACATGGCACGGGATATTGGACTTGGCATCGTGATCGGCGGTGCCGTGTCGGCGACGCTCGGCAGGGCGGTCGCTGACACAAGCTCGAGGATCGCAGGATTGCGCAGGGCTGCGGGCGAGCGCGGCATGTGGCAACGGCAGATCGGCGAAACCATCCGGCTGCAGGCCGAGTTTCGCCGGCTGCACATGGCCGGCGACAGCGCAGCTGAAGGGATCCGGCGCAGGCTGGAAACGAACCTCAACGCGTTACGTGCGGCCGGGTTCGAGGTGGATCGGCTCGATCGCGCATACGCGCGACTCGGCCGCACGATTCGTGGGCTGGAACTGCGTGCGCGCGGTCATGAACGGTTTAATGCCGGTATGGAGGGCATGCGCAATGCCGCCGCCGATTCGGCGAAGCTTGGGGCGGCCGTCGCCATTCCGGCCGTCGTGTCCGCGCAGTATCAGGCGATCATCCGCGATATTGCGATCAAGGCAGGCATTGCACGTACGGCGCAGGAAGACGCGATGTCGGAGCGGATCCGACGCGACGCGCTCGCAAACGGGATGAAGCGCAACGAGCTGGCCGACGCGGTGAATCAGATGGTCGCGGGCGGGATGGACGTCGATCGTGCGCTCAACTTCGGGCCGGCCGTCGCGAAGTTCTCGATCGGTCAGGGCGCGTCGAGCGTCGAGACCGCGCAGATGATTCAGGCGCTACAGCAAAACGCTAGTATCACCGACCCCAAGGCGATGATGAAGGCGCTCGAGGCGATCGCGTACCTGGGTAAGGAAGGCTCGTTCGAATCCGTCGACATGGCCCGGTGGTTTCCGGTGCTGTTGGCGGAAATGAAGAAGCTCGGGATCACGGGGCAGGATTCGGTGGTGCAACTCGGCGCGATGCTGCAGGTCCAGATGAAGACGGCCGGCAACGCCGACGAGGCGGCGAACAACCTGAAGAACTGGCTTTCGAAGATCGGTTCCGGGGAGACGGAGAACAACTACAAGAAGGCCGGCATCGACTACCAAGCGAAGATGAAGGAGGCGATCAACAAGGGTTGGTCGACGATGGAAGCATCGTTCGTCCTCGCGCGCGCGTACATCGAGCGTGTCGATCCGGCGAAGGCAAAGCAGCTGGCGGTGGCCGCGAAGCAGATCAATGCGGAATTGGATCCGGCGAAGCGGCAGGCTCAGATTCGCGCCTTCGAAGAGACGATGAAGACCGGCGACCTGTTCACCGACATGCAGGTCAAAGCGGCGCTGACGGGGTACATGCAAGGCGTGGATATCTATCAAAAGATGAAGCGTACCGGCATGGACATCACCGGGGAAATTCAGAAAGACCTGGATGATCGTCGCGCGACGTCGAAGCAGATCTGGAGCGAGGTGCTGCAGCAGTGGGACGACGCGATGCGCAGCATTGGCGACTCATTGCGGCCGATCACGGACCTCGTCGGCAAGGGGGCAATAAAGGCGGGCAAGGCGGTGCACGACGCGTCGGATTCGTCGCCGAAAGCTGCTGCGGCGGTGGCGGGTGTCATTGGCGCCGCAGTTGCGTATCGCGGAGCACGTGCGACGTGGAACATCGGTCGCGGGTTGTTCGACATGGCGCGTGGGCGCTGGCTCTCGAGGGGCGCTAGGGTGCGGCCCGGCGGTGGCGGAGCGGGCGGCGGAGGTGGCGGTCCGGGGTTCGATCCGTTGGGCGGGGCGGCCGGAGGCGTCCAGCGCGTGTTTGTCGTCAACTTCCCGGGTGGCGGAGGGCCGGGCGGCCCTGGTGATTTTGGCGGCGGCGGTCCCGGAGGTGGTCCTGGGGGCGGGCCGCCGGGTCCGCCGCCTCCGCCTCCTCGGGGCCGGTGGGGCCGCGCATTCGCGGCGCTACGTCGCGTCGCCGGACGCATTGCGCCGTACGCCGGGAAGATCGCCATTGCCGCCACCCTGCTGAAGATCGGACTTGCCGCGAAGAACGCGTATGCGGTTGCGCAGGGCGACGACACGACCGCACACAAGGTCGAGGGGTACGCGGGCATCGGTGGCAGTCTGGCCGGCGGCTTTGCCGGTGCGAAGGCTGGGGGCGCACTCGGGGCAGTTGTTGGCGGGCCGATCGGCGCAGCGGTCGGGGGCGTTGTGGGCGGCGCAATCGGCACGTTTGCCGGTCAAAAGCTATTTGCCACCCTCGCGCGGTTGACGATGGGGAAGACGGACGAGGAGAGCGACGCTGCCAAGGCTGCAGCGAAGGCGGCGGCGAGCCCGGATTCGCCGCAGGCCCGGCCGTTCAAGGTGGAACAGCAGAATCAGTTCGCGCCGGTATTCAACGTCAAGGTGGAAGGCGTGGCCGACGGTCAGATCGCGGACAAGCTGCTCGCGCAGCTCAATCCGCAGCTCCAGCGAGCCATGGCGCAATCGCTCGAGAAGAGCAACCGGTCGGCGATGTTCGATGCGCCGCATTTGTAAGGGGAGATCGCATGGATTTTGTTTCGAGCGTCACGCAGGCGGCAACGCAGGCGAGCATCGCGTCCGAGCGCGTGCGACAGGTGGTTCGCGTGTTCGACCGGAACCGCGCCGCGAGTCAGAACACCGTCGACGTGCTGACGAAGCTGGCGACGGGGAACCTCACGTCGGCGGCCGAGCTGCTGTCAGGCGCAACCAGCATGCTGTCCGTGGCCGGCGACCTGAGTCCGAAAATCGGTACCGTGCTGCGCAGCTTCTCGGCGACAGGCGCGGCCGTCAACAGCGTGCTGAAGATGGTCGGTGCGACGAATCACCCGCTGATCCGGTCGGCCGCGCAGAGCGTCATGGGGGCGTTGACCGGCGCGAAGACGCAGTTCACTGCGTTGGTCGGCGAGAAGACGATGGGCGCGCTGAAGACGTTCGCGCAGACGACCGGCCTCGGCTCGGTTCTCTCCGGCTTGTTCGATAGCGCAACGTCTTCTACCCCTCATCTGCTGACGCTGTCGGTGGATGACGGCGTGTCGTTCCATTTCGGCGTGTCGACGGCGGCGTTCGACAAGCTGCGGCGCTCGACCCGTTACAAGGTCGCGTCGCAAGAGCGCTTGAATCGCGAGGAGGCCGCGCAGGCGGTGAGCCAAGGGGGCGAAACGATCACGCTGTCCGGCGTCGTGTTTCCGGCGCTCGGCGCGGGGTTCCGCCAGGTCGAAACGCTGCGCGCGATTGGCGCGAAGATGAAGCCCGTCCAGCTCACGGCCGGCACGGGCGACGTCCTCGGGCGTTGGTACCTGCAGGGCGTCGACGAGGAACAGGAGGCGATCATGTCGGATGGTGCGCCTCGCAAACAAACCTACAGCCTGGAGTTTGTCCGCTATGGCGAAGACGCTCAGAACCTCTGACGGGGACGTGCTCGACACGCTCTGCTACCAGCATTACGGGACGTTGTCGGGCACCGTCGAGGCGGTCTACGAGGCGAATCCGGGTCTGGCGCGGGAGGCGCAGCCGTTCAGATCCGGTGTGCTGATCGTGATGCCGGACCTCGAGGTGTCGCGCGACGAGCCGATCCAGTTGTGGTCGTGAGGGAGGGGCGATGCGAGCTATTTTCCAGATCGTCGCGAACGGCGACGACATCACACGCATCATTCAGGACCGCGTGCTGCGGATCCAGACCACCGACAAACCCGGCCTCGAGGCGGACGATTGCGAGATCGAGCTGGACGACCGCGACGGCAAGGTGCGATTCCCGCCGAAGGGGGCAACGTTGAAGATCTCGCTCGGTTGGGAAGGGCAGGGGTTGTCGATGCTTGGCGAGTACGCGATCGACGAGATCGTGCTGCGTGGGCCGCCGGCAACGATGGTCATCCGCGGCAAGCCGGCGAACATGCGCGCGACCTCGAAAACGCATCGTTACGGCGGCTGGACGAACGTGAAGCTGGCCGACGTCGTTGGCGATGTCGCGCGTCGCAATAAGTGGGCGGCCGCGTGTTCGGTCGACGCCGTCGTGCCGCGTGCCGATCAGTTCGGCGAGAGTGACCTGCACTTCATCACACGCATCGCGCGGCAGTACGGTGCGACGGCGACGGTGAAGGCGGGCAAGCTGATCGTCGGGCCGATCGGAGGCGGCAAGAGTGCGAGCGGCAAGACGCTGCCGTCGATCGAGCTGACGCCGGCAGATCTCGCCGATTACGAGATCACGTTTCCGGATCGGGCGAGCTTCGTCGCGGTGCGGGCGAAGGTGCACAACGCGAAGACCGGCAAGAAGATCGATCTCACGATCCCGAATCCGGATGCGCCGCCAGGTGCTGCTGCGGTGCATACCGAGCGCCATTCGTACGCCAGCCCGGAGGCCGCGAAGGCGGCTGCGAAATCCCGCCTCGAGAAGCTGAACCGGCATACGGCGAAGAGCGTGCTGCGCATGCGTGGCCGGACGGATATCGCGGCCGAGAAGACGGTGAAGCTGAAGGGCTTCAAGCAGGAGGCCGACGGCGAGTTTCTGGTCGAGTCGGTGAAGCACACGTACGCCGGCCGAAGTTGGGAGACGTCGGTCGATCTGAACGCCGGCAACAAGGGGAAGGCGAAGGCCGGTCACGGCAAGAAGCCGAAAAAGAAGATCGACCTGGTCGTGCCGGCACCGCAGAAGTAACACGCGCGTCGGTCGTTTTTAGCAGCCGCCTCGAGGCAACTCGGGCGGCTTTTCTTTTTTCAACGGGGGTGGGATGCAAGACCACGAGAAGACGATTCTGGAGCTGATCATCATGGGCGGACTGATTGGTATTGCGAAGGTGCTGGTCGGTAGTGAGCAAATGACATTTCGGCTCGTAGCCGGTCGGGCAATGTTGGGTTCGGCGACGTCGATGGTCGCCGGCATTGCGCTGCTGCAGATCCCGGATCTGCCGCCGATCGCGCTGCTCGGCCTCGGGAGCGCGCTCGGCATCGTCGGATCGCAGTACCTCGAGGTGCTGCTGCGCCGTAACGCGAAGCGCTTGTTCGGGGAGAAGTGACGATGGCACGAATCGACATCGCCGCCGCTGGCGGCAAGAACCGCGTCGCGTTCCTCGACATGATCGCGGTGAGTGAAATCGGCTCCGCGCTGCTCGCGAGGTCGGACGACGGCTACAACGTGCTGGTGGGATCGACGGCGGGCCGGCCGCTGCTGTTTGCGAGCTATGCGGAGCATCCGAACGTGCTCAACCGGCAGATCCCGGTGCCGTCGACGGCGGCCGGCCGCTATCAGATCCTCAATCGCTGGTGGCGGATTTACCAGGCGCAGATGAAGCTACCGGACTTCGGTCCGGTCTCGCAGGATCGATACGCGCTGCAGCAGCTGCGCGAGCACGGTGCACTGCCGCTGATCGACGCCGGACGATTTCGCGAGGCCGTCGCGAAGGTGTCGAACGTATGGGCCAGTCTGCCAGGTGCCGGTTATGGCCAGCACGAAAACCGGATCGAGCATCTGTTGGCCGCGTACCGCGCGGCCGGCGGGGAGGTCGTCACATGAACTGGTTCGATCCGCGTATCTGGCTGGTCGTGATCGCTGGCGTCGTCGCCGGTTCGGCAGGCGGCTATTTCAAGGGGTATCGGGACGCAGACCAGTCCGCAACGGTCGCAGATCAGGTGCAGCAGATCGACGACCTGAAGGCCGAACGTGATGAATTTCGCCGCCGATCGGCGGCACAACAGGAGATCGCAACCCATGCTGCGAAAGAACGTGATCAGGCGCGCGTTGATGCCGATGCTGCTGCTTCTGCTGCTGACGGCCTGCGCAGACAGGTCGCCGCGCTCGTCGCGGATGCTCGACGTACCACCGCTTCGACCGGAGGCTCGCCAGCCGGCGACGCCCTCGATCTGCTTGCCGACGTGCTCGGCCGGTCTGACGCGCGAGCGGGAGAGCTGGCAAAGATCGCTGACGAGCGACGCATCGCCGGCCAGCAGTGCGAACGCAGTTACGACGCGTTGACGGGCGAGATGCAAGTCGATCTGCCGCGATAGCGCGGCATGCGAGGCCGGACGGCCTCGAGAGAAACAGGGCGACCGGAGGGCGTGCGCGAACACGCTCGCCGGTCGCCTTTCCACTGATCGCGCCAGTGAATCGGCCAAGGCCCTGCTACCTACCGGTAGGCGGGCCGGATTCTACACCAAGTTTTAAAACGGCTTTCACAATGGCAAATCCGATTATTCCGTGGATCGGCGGCAAGCGCCGTCTTGCAGACCATCTCATCCCGCGCTTTCCGGCGCACGACTGCTATGTCGAAGTGTTTGCGGGTGGGGCGGCGCTGTACTTCTTGCGCCCCCCGGCTAAGGTCGAGGTGATCAACGACGTCAACGGCGAGCTGGTCAATCTGTACCGGGTCGTGCAGCACCACCTGGAGGAGTTCGTGCGGCAGTTCAAGTGGGCGCTGACGAGTCGGCAGGTGTTCGAGTGGCTCAAGCAGACGGTCCCGGAAACCCTCACCGATATCCAGCGCGCGGCGCGTTTTTATTACCTGCAGAAAAGTTGCTTTGGGGCGAAGCTGGAAGGCCAGTCATTCGGCACGGCGACAACAACGCCGCCCGGCCTGAATCTGTTGCGCCTCGAGGAGGAATTGTCAGCGGCCCACCTGCGGCTCGCTAACACGTTCGTGGAGCGTTTGGATTGGGCCGCGTGTATCGATCGTTACGATCGGCCGCACACGCTGTTCTATCTCGATCCCCCGTATTACGAGACGGAGGGGTATGGCGTGGCATTTCCGTTCGCCGAATACGAGAAGATGGCAGATCGGCTCCGGTCGATCAAGGGGCGGGCGATCGTGAGTCTCAACGATCACCCGGACATTCGGCGTGTATTCGACGGGTTTCACATCGAGACCGTGCCGATTCAGTATACGGTCGGCGGCGGCCGGGGCGTCGAACGGAACGAGCTGATCATCTTCAGTTGGGATGACGCGGCGCAGCCCGTGGGACTGTTCTAACCGATGATGCCGGCGTGAGCGATCGCGCCGGCATCATGCCTACAGGTCAGCGAAGGCGGGCAGAAGATCCTGGTCGACGAGCCGGATCTCGATGCGGTTTGCCGTCTCGATGTGCTCGGGATTCTTCATAGAGAACGGGGCATCCGTTGTGCTGACGACCATTGTGCCGGTCTGCGTTTTGCCGGGCTCAGGGACTGGAACAATCGCACGCGCCTCCGGAACCTGCTGCTGTGTAATCACCGTCGGCAAGTAGATCATCCAGCCCACGCCCGGCTTGTCGTCGAATACCTGCTTCGCCGCGTAGCTCCTTGGAGAGACCGAAACGTAGGCAGGTTGAAATGCGGCGACCGTGGCGCTCACGATTCGTTGAACTGATGCGATGTTTCCGAGCACGGTGGGACTGGAGATTTTGATCTCGAACGAGTGCGGGACGGCATTGTCGCCGACGTGGCACGCGATCGTCGCGCCTTCTCCCTTATTCTGATTCCCGTTCCACAGGGCAACGTATGACCGCGACGGATCGTCTGCAAATTGATGCCTTAAGACGGCAAGCAGTGCGGTCGACGGTTGGCCGTCTTCAAACGCCGGGTAGAGTAGCGCTTCGTCCAAGGTATCTCCTTGAGCGAACCAAGTACTCAGCGTCGAGTCGATTGCGCCCATCGTCGACGTGACGACGTGAATGCGTGACAGGATCTTCTCGAAGTCTGTCGGGGCCAGTGACTCGTCCCTGAACTGAAGGCTGATGTCCATCTTGTTCTCAGTTTACGGTTGTACGACAGAAAGAACCGAATTGCGTCTCAGATCCTTGAGGAGGTACTCGCGTACCTCCGCTTCTTCAAAGTACCAGGTCAAGCGAGCCGGCGGGAACAGCTTTACTTTGCCGCCTTGTCGCTCAATATCGGAGACCATGCCCGGAAATCCTTTGAACCAAGAGAGCGGCTCCAGTTCGCCTTCGTCGTCACGTTGAAGGAACTGCGCATAGTGCGCCTTTGCCTCTTGCAGCATGCATTCTGCCGGTAGAAAACCGTCGAATGCGATGCCCTCCCATACCCATTCCTCGTTCCATTTACCCGCATTGCTATATGGCCGCCCGGTGATGCGACCTTGATACTCGCGCGAGTGGTCGGACATATGGTGCGTCTTGTTCTCCGCCTTGCCAGTTTCTTCCGGGGGGCACTTCTTGCATTTTTCTCCGGTGCGCGGGATGGCCTTGGCGTCGGTCTTTGCCTTGCTCTCGTCCTTCGGCGTGTCGCTAGACAGACTTGCCGTTCCCGCCACTGCCGCCCCGCCCAATAAGGCTGCGCCAGAGCGCGCCAAGACCAGACGAAGCTCCAATGCCGCTGCTTCGATCATCGGTACCACCAATCCCGCCATTCAGAGATCCTCCGTTGTATTCCGGATGTTCGATGCGCCATTTGATGACGCGAAGGTAATCGTGAAAGCGTTCGTCGGCTGAGCGTCCGGGCCGAGTGAGCCACGCTCGCGTCGCGGGCTTCTCGGAGAAGCCGGGAGCGTACGCCTCGATCCGAAGAAACGCGGCGACGTTCTCGTCGGACTGGATGCCTAGCCGGTGGGCGGCGACGTACGCGTTCCAGAGGCGCGTCGGCAGCGTGCCGTCGTCGGCCAGCTTCGGGTCCGCTTTGATAAGGTCCAGCCTGACGCGATCGACGTATCCGCGGGCGTCGATCTCGGCGAGCCCGGCGACCTGTTCGCTTGTCAGCTCAAGCATGCGGATGCACTCCCTTCAATTTCCCATTCACTTCGACGAGCCAGTCGAATGTCGCGACGAAGAACTGCATGCGTTGCGTGAATTCCATCAGCGACGCTATGTCGGCCATGATGCGGGCGTCGTAGAACCGGAGGAGGGCGGTGCGGCCATCCGGCAGCCGCACGTCGAGCCGGCTGCGCAGCTCGTCGGCGAGGGATTCGATTGGATATGCGCTGATCAGCCACGAGACGCCCGTGGAGCCGCTCGCCATGGTGGATAGCGTGTGGCGGATCGCGCCGGACACTCGTCCGTAGTCGATCAGCCACGGACCCGCATCGGCCAGTGACGCGTCCGGCGTGCCGTCGAACAGCGCTACGGCCGACTGCGATCGCTGAAGCGGCGACGCGTCGGCTGCGTCGGCGTACAGGAGGCCGTCGACGAGGGCGTACAGGTACGTTTGCATGGTCAACTGCTGTTGACGCTTGACGAAGAATGCTTCGATCGTGGTGTCGGTCATGGGACTACCCGCGCGCGATCATCGTCGCGGCGTTCTCGGCCGCCGCCTTCAGGCATTCGAGGCAAAGTGTCGGTGACGGGGTAAGCGCCGCAGCTGCAGCTGCGACCGCACCACCAGTCGTTGCTTCTCCGGCTCCGACATCGTCGAGCGATGCGGACGATTGCGAAGCGATCAGCGTCGCCCCGCATGCGGTCTTCATGCCTTCGACAGCGGTGTCGCGGCCCGCGACTTGATGCGGGTAGCGCCGGCCAGCGTCGGGCAGGATCGGAAAGACGCCCTTGCACTGCGGACAAAGTACCTTGTGTCCGACGCCGGCAATGGGTTTCCCGTCAATGGTGGCGGTCGCGCTGCCCTCCAGCACGCGTCCACCGTGCGTCGTCGTGTCGCCGACGCAGATCATGGCTCGCTTCGCCATTGGCCCTCTCGCAGGTGTGATTTTCGTATGAAGATACCATTTTCGACGGAGCGGTCCTTCGTCGGCGGGCGCGCCGTTCGTCAATTTGTGTCAATCGAAGCGCGTGACGTCGATCATCTGGCGGAGCCGGTCTAGGGCGAATGAGTCAGGAGCGCCGCTTTGCTTCAGCTCCAGCTCGGCCGCGCTGACCAGTTTGTCCATGCGTCGCAGCGCGCGGCGCATATGGACAACCTCGAGCACAAAGCGCTGCTCGAGCGTCAGCGGTCCCTTTCCCCGGTAGTTGGTTGCGCTCCACGCGTCGCGCAGATCTGTCCAGGTCAGGTGCTGAAAGTCGGGCAGCTTGGTTGCTTTGTCCGAGCCGGGGTCCGGCTCGTCAGGGGCATCGCGGAGCTTGCATCTCACGGCCTCGCGTGCGCGCCACTCGTCGGAGAACGGTGCGATCGGCTCGCTGGGACTGCCCATCCTGCCGGCCCGGGTAATTTCCTTCTCGACTTTGATCTTCAACTGGCGCAGCGGCGCACCGTACTTCAGCGTGTCGGCCTGCTCGAGGTACGCGATCATGCGTGCTGCATCGCCGGCCAGTTCGCTCACCTCGCGGAGCGTAATCCGTAGGTGTAACACCTCAAGAATCAGCCGATGAACGTCGGCGTACGTGCACGCACTCCACCATTTCGACATCGCGTCGAACGGCGGCGGGTCAAACGGAGGAAGGATCAT